ACAAAGCTGTAGGGCTTGCTATCCTCTTCAGTGTCTTGCGACAGCGGTACAAACTCGTATGCCATGAGTTACTTATTGCCTCGAACGTAGCCAAGAAGTTTGCCCGATTTGTCTTTCATCTCCCAACCCTTTGCAGTCTTTACACCGATTGAAGCGCCAGCCGGTGCACCTTTCACCTCGGCAATTGACGGAGCCTTTTCTTCAGCGTCACCCACTTTAGGCGCGGCGTCTGTCTTGGCCGCAGGCGCAGCCTCTGACATCTTGCCAGTCAGTCTTTCTTGGGCTCGCTGTCTCTTTTCTTTTTCAGGCAACTTCTTAAACGTAGAGCTCTCTTCTTCCATCTTGGCGATGGTCCTAGCAACTTCTTTGTTAAACGCCGCGCTTTGCATAGGCTTGCCGTCGTCACCCGTCAACGGCCTGGTTGAGCCGTCGCTCATAATCAAAACCATGTTGCCGTCAGAATCTTCTTTGGTACTCTGAACGCGAGGAGCCTTTGCACCGCCAGCATCTTTGGCTTTGACAGCCTGGGCCTTGTTCTCTTGAATTTCGGACAAGCCTTTTGGTGTAGTTGAACTTTCGCCTGTGTAGACGTTGAGCTTCTCGCCGCCTTCAACCTTCATGCGTTCTTTGCCCAACGACACACCAACGGCTTCACCGCCGGGGCCTGGTTTGATATTGCCAGCCAACACACCCACGCCTGTTTCAGTTTGGAATACTTCCTGACGGCCCTGTGTCACATCTTTGTAGTGGCCAGCTAGGGCATAAGACTCTTGAAGGTCGCCCAGTTTTTTCATCTTGGCCTTGTACTCGGCCTCGAATCCGGGTGGCGGTGCTTTGACGGTTTCCGGTGTGCGAATGGCGGTCTTGCGTGAAACGGCATCGCTCATCTCACCCTCAACGGCACCCATGCCGGGTGCTGCTGGCGTGACGTTGGTGCGAGTCACTTCTTGCAAGAATGCGCTTTGGTCTCCAGTCTTCAGTGAGTTGTAAAACTCTTTGTACTGAGGGACCGTCATTTCCATTTTGGCAGCAGCCCACACTTCTTGGCTGCCACCTGGCTTGATGTCTTCCATGTTGATGCCGCCGCTCTTACCGCCGCCGCCACTCTTACCGCCGCCAGCATCGAGCCGCATCTCAAGCAGTTCACGCTTCAGATCGTTGTTCTCGATGCGTGCGTCTTGGCGGTCTTGAAGGCGTGCTTGCCACTCTTCTTTTTTGGCCGCAATACGGGCATCGCGATCGGCCTCGTCACCAATGCTTTTGAACATCAGGTTGCCAATGTTTGCGCCAAAGCCACTGATGGCCTGGCCAATGTTGCCCATAACAAGTCCGGCCATGATTAGGCTCCTTCAAACACTTTTGGATCGACCTGGTCCATAGACTGTTGCAGCTGGGTGGTGTCGACACCGTTCTCGCCCAGGTAGCGCAACAACATTTGTTTGAATGCGCCAGCGGCTTCGGCTGGAGTAACGCCCAACTTCATGGCTTCAGCAATGTCAATCACTTCGTTAAGAATGGCCAGGCCCAACAACGCAATCAAGTCATCAGGCACTTGACCTTCGGTCTTCTCATCAACTGTGCTGGTGATCTCGTAAGCAATGTTGGCCAAGGCATCTACCTTATTTTGACCAACGCTAAGTTGTTTGGCCACATCGTCGGCAGCGTCTTGTTCGTACAAAACACTCATGGCAAATCTCATTGCTTGAACGAATGCGGGGTTGTTCTCATCTGGCGCACCACCCTCAGCGGCAGCACCCATCTTGTCTTTAATTAGTCCGGCCATGATTGTTTCCTTTAGGTAGGCATGTAGCGAGCAACAACGCCCGTTGACCTGGGCGCGTATCTTTGGGCGTTAATAGCGCGTGCTTCAGCGTATGGGTCCCAAGCAGCCTGATCGGATTGGTAGATCGGTGCTTGATTAGAGGCAAACAATGGAGCGCCAACATTTGTGTTGTAGCGATCGCGGCCCTCGCGTGCCATGCGCTCTTCGTACTCACGTTGTTCGCGCAACTGCTTCTCTTGTGCCTGGCCTTGGATGTACGCACCGCCAACCTGCATACCGCCGCTGATTAAGGCAGGCGCAGTGTATTGGCTGGACATAATTTTGCTAAACATGCCGGGCTCCGGCGGGGGCGGGGGCGGGGGTGGCGGTGGCGGTAGATTCACGCCCATTGGTGAGCCCGATCCAGTCACAGCCCCGGTATTCACCCCAGCAGCTGGCGGCGGAGCCGCAGGCGCAACAGCGGGGGTCGGTGGCAACGGCAATGCGCCTGTGTTTGCAACCCAGCCAGGGTTAGTTGCCATGCCCGCATTTCCAGCGCCCGTCCAAGCACTGCCTATAGTAGAGCCTGCTTGAGCAAACTCCCCGGATAAAACGGAACCCCAAGCGCTTTGTAAGCTGGTGGCCGCGCTTGAGACCCCAGCCCCCATCCCCGAGAAGAACGACCCCCCACCGGCAGATGCCCCAAAGCCGCCCGATAGGGCCGCACCTCCAAAGTAAATGGCCGCTGCAATTATCACAGCTTTGCCCAACTTGGAGCTGGCGATTTGTTTGGCTAAATTACCAACACCCTTGACCAGACCGGACACGGCTTTTACTGCGCCGTTGACGACGCCGCCAAGCGCCCTACCCACTGAGCTAACTGCTTTAGTCATAGTGAAACTCCTCTTACGTAACAAAGATTCATGGATTCTCGAGAGAACCCAAGACGTTTAATAAACCTTGCCAAGCGCGGGTCTGCGCCAGGCTCTAACCCAATGATTGCCAACTTGATTGCCGATCTACTCTTGACCCACTTGGCAAACTCACGGATCAATGGAAGGCCCGCGCCTTTGACGGTTGTGTAGTACAGAAGCACCGAGCACTGCATGCGCTCAAACCAAAAACTCTTTTGCACGCAAGCTGCAAACGCGGCAACAATTTTGCCGTCCTCGTCTTCAGCAACCCACAAAAAGTGGGCCGGGTTCAAACACACCTTGGCCGTGTCAGACATCGACAACCTGTCGATCTTGACTGGAAGCGGATCGTTTGACACGGAGATGACGGCCAACTCTACGATGGCTGGGACGTCTTCTAGTTTGGCTTTGCGGTAGATCATGTAGGCGCTGTAATTGCAGGAATGCTTGCACTATAAAACTTATTTGCCCAGCTTACTTGCGAGTTGGCATAAGTAATCAAATTAGCAATTGCTGCCTTTTTGACTTCGGCGGTCATGTTGCCATCGGCCATGATTGCATTTACGCCGGACATAGTGGTGTTGGAAATGTTGGCAGCAAACGAGGCCGGAATGTTTTGTTGATTTGCTTTAAGTTGCAAGCCGAGTTGTTCCAGTTGCGACGCTTGCGCATCGTTTTGCAAAGTGGTTTGTTGACTTCGATTAAGTTCGTTTTGAGCCTTATCGAAATTTTGTTGGGCGGTTTGCAAATTGGCTTGAGCCGTAAGGCTTTTGTCGGAAATTGCAGTTTGCTGTGCGCGATCCAGTGCGGATTGAGCTTTTGTGAAATCTTGTTGAGCCGTGAGAATCTTGCTCTGTTGCGAGCGGTCCAATGCCGATTGAGCAGCTGTAAAAGTTTGTTGACCAGATTGCAAATCGGCTTGTTGCGCACGGTCCAATGCCGATTGGGCTTTTGCAAAATTCTGTTGAGCCGTTTGTAAATTGGCTGTGGCTGTGATGCTCTTGTCGGAAAGCGAAACCTGCTGTGCACGATCCAGGGCAGACTGAGCAACAGTAAGGTCCTGTTGTGCTTTATTTTGGGCAGCAGTAAATGTTTGAGAGCTTTTTTGCAGGGTGGTTTCTTGCTCTCGGTTAAGTGCGTTTTGGGCACTGTCAAACTTTTGCTGTGCTGTCAGTAACGCACTTTGAGCACCAATGCTTTTATCGGCAAGGGCCACTTGCTGAGCGCGATCCAGTGCGGATTGAGCAGCGTCAAATGTTTGCTGCGCCGTATTTTGTCCAGCTGTAAATGTTTGGGCACTTTTTTGCAGGGTGGTTTCTTGCGAACGGTTAAGTTCATTTTCAGCTTTATCAAACTTTTGCTGTGCTGTTTGTAAGGCTTGCTGAGCGCCAATGCTTTTATCAGCCAAGGCCGTTTGTTGTGCCCGGTCCAGCTGAGCTTGCGCAGCCGTAAAGTTTTGATTGAGTTGGTTTTGAGCGGCAGTAAATTGTTGTTGCCCTGTTTGCAAACCAAATTTATTCTGTTCGCCAGCATTGAATTGGCCACCCACGTTGACGGCCTGCTGATTGGTTATGGCCTGGTTGGCGTAGGTGGTTGCATCGGCTGTTGCAATTGGTGTGGCACGCTCCAGCATGGCCGCTACGCCTGCTCCTTGGGACATAGAGCTGTTGATCAGCCCGCGCTGGGCCATGCCTTGCTTAGCCTGTGCGCGGGCCTGCTGCATCAGCGGGCTGTCCTCGGCCATGATGCCTTGCAGTTGGCCAGATGTTGTTTCTTTGGCTGCATTCACTTGGCGCTCTTGAGGAGCAAATTGAGCGGCAGTTGTCCCGGTGCTGCTGGTAAGAGTGCCGCCGGTTTTAATGTCGAAAGGATTTGCTGCTGTTGCCATGTATGCTCCAAAAGAAAAAGCCGCTAAGAAGCGGCTTTCTACGGACGTGAGGTCCCTACAAAGATTTTATGCCATCAGGGTATCCAGCGCAAGCTGGGTACGCGCGATGCGGTCTTCAATGCCGTGGGTGCCGCCATTGATCTTCTTGGTCAGACCCTGCATGTCGTTTTTGTCGGCGTATGTGTTGAGGTGGTTCTTGTCCCAGAACCAGCCAGCAGACAGGGCCGCGTACTGGGGCGTGGCCACCAGGTCAGGGTTTTCCAGTAGATCAACGCCCAGGGCTTCGCCGCACGCGCGATAGTTGTCCTTACCAGTCAACTGGATTAGACCCCTGCCACGGTACTTCCAGCCCTCGCCTGAGCCCTCATCGCCGTTGCCCATACGTGAGGCATACACCTTGTTGGCGATCTTCTGTGGCTGCTTGTGGTATGGCTCCGCGTCCTCAATGGTAGGGAAACGCTTTGGCCAAACCTTGCACAGGCCCTCTTGTTTGTAGTTCAGGTTTTCTTGGAGAGCAGAGAATCCACCGCTTTCGTGAGCGCATTGGCCCAGGAAACAAGCCTGTCTTTCAGGCGTTGATATGTCAAAACGATCACAGGTTTCATTGATTGCATCGATCCACTCCTCTGCCTTTACAGGCGTTAATTTTAGTGCTTGGGCCAGTTGTTCAGATGTCATGGTTTTCCTTTCAGGGTTTGGTAGACGGTGTTGTATGCGTCGATGCAGGCGTTGAGCTGCCTGGTGTTTGCATCTCCTTGGTCGGTGATGGCGACAATAAGTCGAGCAGTCGTTGAGTCAAGTTCGGCTGTTGTTTGAACGCTATCTCCGGTGGAAGCGGGGGTATCTCCGGTGGTTTGTACGGGGCAGACGGGGGCTTTGACAGGAATCCGCAACTTGAGAGCGCCAGAATCAATATCAGAGTTGCGCTTTTGAATAGCAAGTTTTGCATTGTTTTCTGCTTTCTTTAATTTCATTGCCAAGTCATTAGCCTCTTCGGCCATCTTTTGTTCAACCGCGCGGGCTTCGGTGTTGAGCCGGGCAATCTCCATTTGTTGCTTAGCAAACTCATCTTGACCGCCCTTGTAGTAGCCGCCACCGAAGCTGGCCAAGATGGCCAAGACGATGCCTAGCAAAACGTATGGGTTGAACAGGCTCATTCTTTTGCGCCTCTTGCGGGTGGCTCGTCATCGTCATTTGCTTCGGCCTTGGCAATGGCACTGGCCACCGCTTTAGAACCTGAACGACCGGCAACGCCACCCAGCACTCCGGTGATGAAAACCATAATGGTTGAGATTTGCTGGGTGTACACCTTGTCGATCGGGGCCATGCCCGCCATGGGTTGGGTCACGAAGCTGACGCTGTAGAGGAACATGGCCACCGAACCTAAAAGAATAATCATCAAGGCCGTGATCACAAAAGCCCAAACACGGACTTCGATCTCTTCAACACTCAGACGTTGCTTTGAATTCATTACGACTGTAGGCATTACTTTTTCTCCGGTTCAGGGTTGTTGAGTTGTGCGGGGCATGTGCCAGTGGCTGTGCAAATAGGGGGTTTGCACTCGGCGGTTTCCCAGTTCTTGGGGTCCTGGCATGGGTAGCGAAAACGCTCTTCGCATCCAGTCGCCAGCACCAGCAGAACGGACAAAATCCATATCTCAAAGATATTCACGTTTACTCCTTTGGTTGTCAAGAAAGCTCTCGGGCTTCTTATCATCGCGCCTTTGTTTTTCAATTTCGCGTCTAAGTTTTTGCACTTGTTCCAGCTGGACCTTGGTCTGGTGTTTTACTTCAAGGATGTCCAGGTACAGGAAGGCGAGCAAGGGCAGCAAGAACGCTACGAGAATTACGGCGAGAACCCAACCTAGTACACCCATCAAAGTATCCTCGCTTGTTTCAGCCACAGGAGCCACAGCCACAGGTATCCGATAAGAGCCAAAGTCAGGAGGCTGGCTCCTATTTTTAGGTTGAGGTCCGCCTCTCTTTGCTGACGTTGCCATCGTTTCCTTTTCGCAATTGATTCTTGCGCAAGCCGGGCAGCCTCTTGTTCAGCACCAACAATTTCTCGCATCTCGAACACCTTGCTGTACAGGGCACCAAGCTCTTGTGGAGCGTTCCAGGTCATCGCTTCTCTTATGGTGATTACGAGCTGGTCCATCTGGTCTTGCGCCCTGACGCGCTTGATCGCCGCCTCCATGAGGTTGGCGTTCGGGTCGTACACAGTCCGAGACTTTTCTTCTTCCTCGCGTATGTGGGCCGCAAGCTGTTCCTGAAGGTGGAAGAACTCGATGAGCCTGGCCACGACGTCGTTCAAAATCTGCTGCTCATCGACGTCAACGAGCTTTTCTTTTTTCTTTGCTGCGGGCTTGGAAGCCTTCGCTGGCGCAGGGTTGAAGAACTGCACCAGCTTGGCAAAGAAGCCCTTGGCCTCCTTGCCAATCGCTATGACCTCCTCTGCTGTTTGCCTTACCTGGATGAACTGGGTTTTCGCCTCACGATACAGGTCGCACCCAGCCTGGATTTGCTTAACTAGCCCGGCGGCAAGGAGGCACAGCGATATGGGGTCCACATCGTTACAGCCCCAACAGCTTCTTCACGATGTCAGCAGCGACCCCTGGGCCAAACAAGATGGCTGCAATCACGATGTAGAGTTGTATCTCTATCATCTTCATGCGTTGTTTACCAGCTTCCAGTTTTGCTTCAATGGCTTGGTAGCGTTGGGCACAAATGGCCTCATGCACGGCAAAGTCTTTTTCAAGATCGCTCATTACCAAGGCACTCCACTTGTGATTTCCTTGCGCTTTTTGTATGCTTCTAATTCTGCATCGGCTTGCGCTTCGGTGTTGGTCTGCACCAGAGCTTTTACCCAAGCAATTACACCATCTTCCGTCAAGTCTGCAAAAGGCACAATTGCATCTTTTGGTGCAGGTAGTCCTGTATAACAACTGTGGGTGAAGCTGTCTGTGCCATCAGAAGCTGTGACGGTAAAAGCAACAGCCACAACAATGCCATCAGCATTGCGTGGCATATCGATGATTTTGTACTCGTATAAATTTGCCATTATTTACCCCTAATTAACCAAGACGATAAAGAACATAAGTATTAGCCGCAGTTCTACGCAATCTAAACCGTGCCGATGTGCCTGTGGCTATTGTCAATGTACCCAATGTAGACATGCCTGATGCACCTTGAGCAATTGTGATTGTTCCTGATGCTGTGTTAATTACGTTCCATTCAAAACCAACATCTGTAAAAGCAATATTTGTAAAACCAGTATCAATTGCCGTACCTGTCGGCAATGTAATTGTGTAAGTCGTACCAGTGGTGTTAAGAATACCTGTTTGCAGTTCAGCAGCAGTTAATGTTGCTGCCGCCGCTTTTGAAGTTGGTGCTGGTGCATACTGCCACAACACGTTTTTAATGTAGGTGTAGCCAGCAAAGTAGTTATCAGCAGTACCTGCCGCATAGAAGTTCCAACGATTAGTTGCCGCAGCATTGTTAGCATAAAAAGCGTATTGGTTTGTACCAACAGTTTGAGCAGCAGCATAAAAACCATAATTATTTGTTAGCGTTGCGCCACCTGTTGCTATCGTATTACTGAAAAAACCGTAGTTGCTTCCAAACGCACCTGTTGCCGGTAAATCTGAATCACTACCAAAACCAACATTGGATGTATTGGCAGCATTGGGTGTGGCATTTGCTCTAAATTGATAAAGCGTAGCAGCATTGGCAAGGGTTACAGCGTTTGCTGTTGAAACCATTGTTGTTGCTAAAGTGTTTGACCCGTTGAACTGGAAGCGACCATCAGAAGTGATACGCATACGTTCTGTGACGGCGGCTGCGCCGTCAGCAGTGGTGCTAAACGTCAACGCAGTGGGCATATCGTCTACGCCCGGTGTTCCATTTACCACTGCTTTGACACTAGCTCCTATGACGTACTTAACCCCGTCTGCACCAAAGAATTGGTAATCTCCCAGCGTGTCTGTGTCTGCCACGATGGTGTAAGTTCCGTCTGTTGTTGCACGAGACTTTTCCATGCGAAACGCTGGGCCACCTGCGGATGCAATATTCCTACGAGCCGCCATTGCGGTGATGGCTTGAATTGTTGCTCCTTGTGTGGATGCGTTTGATGTAGTCCCCACCAGCACATTACCGCTGGAGTCGATGCGCATCTTTTCAGCAATAGTGCCAGCATTGCGTGTGGCAAATGCCATAAACGCAGAGGCATTTGCATTGTTTGAAAAGTCACCTAATTTACCAATTTGCATATAACCAGCAGCACGATTTGCTGATACATCGTTCTGAAAAAACTCGCCTTGAAATGCCACGGTTTCGTCTGTGCTGGTGGCAAGATAATAAGTGTTTGCAGCAGTAATTTCTACTGCACCGCCATTTGTGGAATTAGAAACTTGTAATTTGCTTACTGGCGCATTAGTGCCAATACCCAAATTGCCAAGCATGTAGTTATCAGCAGTACCGTTCATGTACAGGTTCCAGCGATTTGTGCCACTTGCTATGTTGCCAAAGAACCCATAGTTGTTGGTTGCGCCAGTTAATGAGTTATCAACATAAAATCCACTTTGATGAGTTACTGTTGAACCTGCGCCAAATGTTCCTTGAGTTGCATCATGGTGTCGCAAATTTGCTAATGTAAACACACTGGCTACAGTAGACAAATTAGTTCGGACTCCGTATGCAGCAGAAGTTACACCAGACTGAATCGTTCCGTTAACAGTAGCACCCGCAGATCCCACTGCTCCCGTAATGTCTTTACCAACCACGAATGCTTGACCAGCAGCAGGCGTAGCACCTATACCCACATTACCGCTGGAGTCGATACGCATACGTTCTGTCATTGCGGTGGCGGCAGTCCTTTGACCAAATACAATATCAGGTGAAAACCCTGCGCTATTTGCTACAGCGCCCATGTATGCGTATTGCTCGACCCCAGTATTTCGTGTCACTAACCATTGGTTTGCGGCAAATGTCCCATCAGTGCTTATGTCTGTAGCGACGTAGTTAACAGTTCCAAAGCCAGTTAACGATTTATTTCCCGCTATGACTGTGCTATATAAAGAAGTACTTGCGCTTTTTATATGTAATTTGGTTTCTGGCGCAGTAGTACCTATACCCAAATTCCCACTGGAGTCGAGACGCATACGTTCATTTGCGTCTATGCCACCACCGCCGTTATCGCGTGTACCAAATACAAGTGCTGTGTCCGGTGTTACAGCTTCAGCAAGTGCGGCAACATAAGCGCCGACCCCCGCAGTTGGGGTAGATGTGTCAGATGTATAAAACTGCAATGCACCATTGGGCTGACCAACCGCTTGGGCAGTATCTGTATCAGTTATTCTGATAAGAGTGTTGCTGTAAGTTGGTCCACCCACAACCGTGGTAGAAGCTACAGTTTGAGAAACGCTGACCGTGTATGTACCAACACCCCCTGTTCCAGTCCCAAGAGCAGTTACTCTGGTATACGGCTGGATGCCTGATGCGTATACCAAATCACCAACAGCAATAGTTCCAGTGACCGTTGCTGAAACAGAAACGGTCATCGTTGTGCCGGAAATTGAAGTAAGAGTAGCTGACCAAGTGGACTCGTTACTGCCAGCCACTTCAAGTTTGGTTACGGGGCTAGTAGCACCTATACCAACCTTACCAGCGGAGTCGATACGCATACGTTCTGTTACGCCATTAACCCGAAAAATCATGTTAGATGCTGAATCTTTTGCATCTATATATAAATTATTATCGGTGAAATATGTAATTGCGCCGCCAGTGGTAGTTGTACTCCAAGCATCACTTGCATTATTAAACGCTAAAGATTTTGCATTTTGTAAGGTCAATGAACCATTTCCACCAGTATACCCAGCCGCAACAGTTGTAGTACCTATAGCCAGATTTCCAGTCGCACCAAGCGACATTGCTTGGGTAAATGTTATTACGTTTCCTGCTGTGCCTGATACTGCGTTAAACCAAATGTGAGCGCCAGCGGTTTGCTGGTATTCAGTTGCCCCCGCAGTAGTTGAATAAATACGCTGACTACTGCTATTCGTATAATAATTTTGTCCAATATAAATACTTGTGTTATTAAATTGCCATAAAGAACCAGAACTATTTTGGATTGCTTGTGAACCCGCAAGCCAAACACTAGGCGTAACACCAAGTCCAAGGTTGCCAGAGCTATCAATTCTTGCGGACTCAACACCACCCTCAGTAAAGGCAATAGTGTCAGCGGCTGGAAACCAAATACCTGTGTTGGTGTCGCCTGTTGTGGTGATAGCAGGAAGTAATGCTGTTCCAGCGGAGAACGTGGCTACACCGCTTGCGGATAGAGTTGTGAATGCGCCTGTTGATGCTGTGGTAGCACCAATTGACATATTGTTGATCGTGCCAACACCTGTTGATGTCAACGCAAGCGTAGGCGTAGTGCTGGCAGTTAATGTGATTAAGTTTGTGTATGCTGTGCCATCTGTGTCATAGGCGGCGAGATTTAACGTATCGGTTGCTGTCTTTGCTGACTTAAGCTGAGTGCCTGTGACGTAAGAAGCTGTTTGCGTAATGGTGTCAGTATCGGCATCGCCAAGGGTGGTGTTACCTGCTACGGTGGCGTTGCCCGCCAAAAACAAATTGCGAGGACGGGTGACGCCTGATGCGCCAATGTCGTAGGTGTTGTCGGTAAAAATAAGGTTGCTGGTAATAGTGCCGTTCACTGTTACCGTGTCAGCAGTGGCATTGCCCAAGGTGGTGTTGCCAGTAGCGGCTAAGCCATTAGAAGTTAGGGTGGTCCCGTCAAACGTCAAGTTGGCTGAATCAGTTTCAAGACCGCTTGTAGAGGAATACACCACCCGGCTTGATGTGAGGCTGGTGTTGGTAATTGCATTAAACACGCCGCTGCTGGCCGTGGTAGCCCCAATGGTCGCGTTGTCAATTGACCCTCCGCTGATTGTCGGGCTGGTAAGGGTCTTGTTGGTTAACGTCTGCGTGTTGTCCGTGCCAACCAAAGTCGTAGTGGCATCCGGCATGGTAAACGTGCGAGTCACGCCAGCGGTAATGCCGCTTGCCTGGAACTGAAACTTGCGAGTGTTGTCCGCGTTGTCTTGAACCGTGAACGCACTATCGTTGACCGTCAGAGTCGGCAACGTGGTAATAGTTGTCAGGCCAGTGCCTGAGCTGTTGATCGCCACCAATTGATTGGCGACGCCGCTGCTCAAGGCGGGCAGCTTATCAAATCCAACAGTAATTAAGTCAAGCTCGGCTCGCATTGACGCGGACGTGGCCGCAGACCCGGTAGATGGGAAAGAACCGTGTGTGTAGAAAGAATTGCTCATCGAAGTCCTCGTCGCGGTGTGTAATGCAGAATGGCACTGTTTACGGTGAAAGGCTGGTAGATTGCAGAGATCGATGCGATTCGAATAGCAATATTTTCAGCGGTGCCCTTAACCTCAACCTCAGACGGCGCAAGTGTGCGACCGTCCCAAACAAAAGTATCCCAATAAGCCGCATCCCAAAAACTTGCGGACAAATTGCTAATGTAACTTGTGGGCGTCTCTTGGCCAATATACGTTGTTGAATATGCCAGGTCGTAATTAAAATCAAACTGCGCATACCCAGTGCCGGAAATTTCAAGAGAGGCTTTGCGAAATCGTTTTAACAAACGCGGGCTGCCAATGGCGTTAAACACCAGGGTTATGTTGGCCGCAATCTCGGTGCCGTCAAAAGACGTACCTGCATCAAGCCTATACACGTACCCGTCGGTAGACCCAAAAAACGAAGTTTCTGAGCCATCAGGTTTTTCGCCTTCACACATGCAAGCAACAGCGTTGGGAAACTGGACGGGCATTGAGCCCATGTATTTGCCGTTGGCCAAGGTGACATACAAAGCGTAACCGTCACTGAAGAAAACCCGGTACTGTCCCTTTTCGCGATTCACGCCGCTGGCAGTGGCCAGGTTGCGCCGTTGCTGAATAAACGGGCGCAAGTTCAAGGTCAAAGCCGCAGAATCAAAGTTGCCGTAGTTCAACGTGGTGGCCATGTTGATGACGCCTCTGTCATCAAACGAGTAGCTGACGTTGACGTTTTGTGAGGTAAATGCCTTTGATCCAGTGCCCACGTTGTATGACACCAGCGCAAAATTGGCCGAGCTGCTGCCGTACAGAATGAAAGTGTTGTCATCTGAATAGATGGCTAAAGCCCCGGTCGACTGATCGCCTGGCTGAACTAAGAAAGACGTGACGTCAGCGTTTAACGAAATTTCGCCAGCCCCGGTAACCGGGCTCCACATGTACGGGTCAGCAATGCTAGAAAACTGGACCGATGGCCCAAAGCTAAAAAACACATGTTGCTTATGAATAACAGCGTGATCAGGTGTGTCGTCAACCATGCCTGTGCGAAGTTTGACATAGACCGTGCCGTCAAACTCAAAACCGTTGTTAACTCCGTCTGCACCGTAGATGCGGGCACCAGAACCAAAATTCTCAATGCACGTATCAACGCGCCCGCCTGGCAACAGCGTGATGGCCGCTTGCGCAGCAACCGCAAGCGCATAAGTAGTTACCCCAATACGTAAATTCTCACCTGCTGAAAACGTGCCGGTGACAGACGCAAACATCAAATACCCGGCTGCTGTACCGGCAGTCCAAGTGCCTGAGCTAACAGCCACCCGAGTAATGGTGGCCGTTGCGCCGCTGGTTTGACCAGTGATGATGTTGCCCTCAACCAGCGCAATAGTGCCGGTATTAAAAGCCATCTCAAAGCCCAAGGGCACCAGGGTCCAGCCGCTTGTCGTTGATTTGTAAATGGCCAGGGCCGTTCCGGCAGCGTTGTCACGCCAGGCGTAGACGTCGCTTGCGTTGAAATAGACTACCCCCCGGATGGACCCGCTTCCTGGAACAACCAAAATGTCGCTGCGGTATTGTTCGCCCGCCAGGTAGAGGTACTGGGCAGCCGTAGCGTTATCCGGGTCAATCGAGCCGCCAATTGCGGTAACTGTTGTTTTTAATATTCCGCCAACGTACACGGCATTGCTCACAGCAAATGCGCTAACGGCCTTGGTATAGACCACCGTGGAGCCCGTAATTGCAATCACCACACCGGTGACGGACACGGCCAAGTTGGTGATGGTATTGCCAACTGCAAGGGTGCTGCTGTCAGCCACTGTGATTAAAACGTAAACCGCATCGGACGGACTGGGGCGGCCATCAAAACGCTCATACCCGGGAATGCGGCTATAGCCGCCAGTGATGGACACTTCAAAATTGATGGCATCGCGAGCAATGCCTGGAGGTAAGGAGAGCGTAGGCGTGACCAAGTCTAATCCGCCTTGGAGCGAGATTAGCTGGTATCTAACGGGAGGTGCGGCCATTGTGTGCCCCTTTAAGCCAATGGCGGTCCGCTGACAATAGTCGGCAGCTGGTCGATCTCCATTCGCGAGTACAAACGTCGGTACTCGAAGTCACCTCGCGATAGGACTTCAGGGGCCGACTCATAGCCCGCGTAATACATCATGGCCCGGTAGACGATGGCCATTTGGAATCGAGCTGGTATACCAGGCTCGTCAGTGTCAGCCGTGAGAGTGACAGGTTGTGTGTAGTATTCGCCATCGATCACGTAGGCTATGTCAGGGGTCGAGCCAAAGGCCAAGTCCTTCTCAGGCGTGATGGACACGACGACTGGACGCGCGGTCGTATTGCGCATGTTGGCATAACGGTACAGGTTTCTGAACGTAGTCCAGTCCATGTAGTTCATCAACTGCTCGTCTTGGTAGGACTGGCCAACACTGGAACACCGGAAGCTGTCACGCTTCCAGTTTCCAAAATCAGTCAGGCTCGCGTTAGCGGCGGTGTATTGAAATTGAGATGCAACCGTGTTGAATGTAAAAGGGGTTCGCAAGAACAACCAATCCTCTTTGCTGGTTTGGATGTCGATCCAAGCCTGCTGCACCCAAGACACCATGCGACCGGATTCGCCGACCTGGCTCTGAGCTGTGGTCAGCGCCGGGCCAGAGACGCCGCATTCAACACGGGTTTGGTTGACAAGTTCAAGGAGGTTCATGCGAAGACCCTATTAGGCTGCTTCAGCCAAGACGTTTTGCAGCCATGCGCGGCCACGGGGGTTCAGGTCTTCAACCAAGTCAAAGGGGTAGCTCAAACCGTGGCGTGCAACCATGTCGATCTGGTCAGGCGCAGAAGCGTTGCGCGTCACCTGGGTGTACTTGGTCTCCTTCATGCGGGCCAAGATTTCGACATACTTGCGCTTCACGGTTGTGGGCACACCCCTGATCAAGGGTTGGTTCATGCCGTTGCAATTGAC